CGCGATGAGGCCCGACGACATCGGGACCAGCGCGTTGATGATGTTCACCTCCTGCGCGTAGAGCGACGCGGTGATGGCGTCATCGTCCTGCGTCGGATCGCTGACATCGAAGTTGGTGAACTGGCCGGGCCGCGACATCCAGAACGTAGCTGGCGCGCCGCGGCTGCCGGCGAAGACACGGCGCTGTTCGTTGTAGGCCACGACAGACGGGTTCGTGGTGCCGCCGAGCGCGAGACTGACGGTGCCACCGGAGCCTGGCAGATCGGTGCCGACGATGTTGAACGTCAGCGTGTCAGCAGCGCCCGTGCTGGACATGCCGGTGGCTGCGTTCGGCGTGACATCGGCGTTCGCCCAAGAGATCGCGGTGACGCGACCGTTGAGCACGGTGGTGATGTCGATGAGCAGGCGGTTCGTGCCGACGCGGTTGCCTGCGATGGCTTGCACGAAGTCGGTGTAGCTGCCGCGGTGGTAGTTCTGGCCGCCGTTGAGGATCGTGATGCTGCCTGGCGCCGGGTTGAAGCCTGTGCCGAGCGGGTTCGCCACCCACGCGCCGGAGAAGGCAAGCACCAGCCCGGTGCCGAGCGGCGCAGCGTCCAGAACGGTCGCGGTGGGCGCGGTGTAGTTCGTGCCGCTGACAACCACGTTCGCCGACAGCAGTTCGCCATAGGGCGAAGCGCCTGCCGTCAGATCGGCGGCGAGCGCGATCTGCGCGCCGGAACCGCTGGCGTCGGCGATGGTGATGTAGGGCGACACGTAGCCGAGGCCCGAGGCGGTGATCGTCGCCGACGCAATGCCTTTGTCGAGGAAAGGATTGCGGCCCTGCGGCGGCCCTTCCGAGAACTCGATTGCGAAGTTCACGTCAACGAACGATGCCTCGAAGGTGTTGCCCACCAGGCCATAGAAGTAGGGGCCGCCGCCCTGCTGCCCGTTCGGGATCGGCGTCGCCTTATAGACGCGGTATTTGTAGGCGCCGGCAACCGGCGTCCAGGTGATGCGCAGCACGCGGTTCGGCGTGCTGTTCTGGTTCAGCGCGCACATCACTCCGGTGCCTGCCGGCGACGGCACGCTCTCGCGGCCGTTTTGGTCCACGGTGGTGACGACATAGGCGTAGAAGTATTGCGGCAGCGCGCCGTCATTGTTCACCGCCGCCAAGCCGACGCCCGTGGGCGCGCCGAGCGTGGAACCATAGGTCTGCTGCACGATCTGCCACGACGCTTGCGCCAGGCGCCGGATGTCATAGGCAGGGAAGTCGGGGTGCACCACCGTCAGCACGTCCGCGCTCTGCGCGTAGTTGAGCGTGAATAGATCGGCTCCCGTCCACGGCGTCGCCACGGTGTAGATGCGCGCAACGGTCCCGCCGCTGGTGCGGTTCGTCCAAGACGTGGACACCACAGGCACGTAGCTTGGCACGCCCGAGCCGCCCCATTGCTGCACGGTGAAGGTGTTGGTGGTGACAGCCGAGACGTAGAAGGTTCGCGTGTTCACGCCGGAGATGCCGTTCGGGCGTGTCAGCCCGACGACATCGTTGATGACAACCAGATCGCCGACAGCATAGCCGTGCGCGTTGCTGGTGAAGGTGGTGTCCGCGCCTTTCGTCGCGGCGGTGATCGTCTTCGCCGCCTCGGTGATGTAGGCGCCGCGGTAGATGATGCGCATGAACCCGCTGTGCAGTTCCAACGCATACGACTGTTCGCTGTTGAAGACGAACGGGATGAGGCGCGGCTTCGGATTGCCAGCGATGATGCGGCACGGGCCGACGACAGCGGTGCCCGGCCTGGTGCTCGCGCCGCCGCGGAAATCGACGTAGAAGTTCCGCATGACGGCGGCGCCGACTGCATACTTCGCCACATCGACGCGGCCCGAGAGCGACGGCGAGAGTTCCCCGCCCGCGAAGCTTGTCTTGATGAAATCGTCAGCCATGTCACAGCACCAGGAAGGCAGGAGTGATCCAGGGGGCGACGAAGTTCTGCACCGAGATGCCCGGCGTGTATCCTCGCGCCACGATCCAGTCGGGCGTGTGATCCAGCACGGTGATGCCTTCGTTGCCGTCGCGTGCGCGCGCCGTCATGATCGCCGACATCGCCTGCTGCGCGGCAGATCGTGCGACATCGACATTCCCCGTCAGGGACAGCGCCAGGCGCGAACCGAGGGCGAACGCCATCGCCTCTTGGAACGACGCATCCCACAGGTCTTCGCTTTCGACGCGATAGGTGTAGCACCCGATTGTCGTCTGCGCGTTCGTCAGCACCACGTTGATCGGGTTCGAGGTGACATTTATGCCGGATGCCACGATGAACGCCGAGGTGCGCGGCGCCAGCATCGGAATAGGCCCCACGGCCGCGGATGAGAAGATCGGCGGTGGCGGCGAGACACAGCGCATGAGCACGCAGTCGCTCGGATACGCATACTCATACAGCCACGGCGGCGCCGGCATCGTGGCAGGGTTCCACGCGCCGCCGCTCGGGTTCTCCGGCGTGCCAGGTGCCGACTTCAACAGCGTGAGGTAGGCGGTCTTCCTGGCGAAGTTCCAGTGCGCAGCGCGCAGCAGCGCGTCGCGCGTCGGATCGTAGAGCAGGCGCGCTTGCTTCGCCTCGGCGCTCTGTTCCTGCGCCAGATTGGCGACGGTGGCGCGCGCTGCGATAGACGCGAGCGCGCGGTTCGTCATGTCGGTGCTGGTGGTCATGTCGCGCGCCCCTCCCGATCAATCGTCAGCCGCGCTCGGGTAGCGCGCAGCCACGCCGGTTCGCTTGCTCTTGCCGACACCGAGATCGGTGATCTGCAATTCCATGTGCTTGCGCCCTTCGTCATCGCGCACGGCGATGACGACAGTTGCGCCCGCAATGGTCATCACGTCGCCCGGCGCCGGCAGCTTGTCGATGCCAAGCTTTTCCAGGTCTTCGTGACACAGGTTGATGCGAAGGCCCCACGAATAATCGGAGGGTTCCGCATCGCGGTATTCGGGCGCCTCGCGTTTGAGGCTGACGATCTTCATGTGTCTCGCTCCTACGTGACTGCGTAGATGATTGGCGTGCCCGGCGCGTTGATGAAGGTGGCCGCTCCAATCGGGTCCGCGGCCAGGTTGGACGCGAACACCGTGCCGCCAGCGTGCAAGCGTGAAAACGGCGCTGACGTGGCCGTGTTCAAGCGACCAAAGAACGAGGCGAATGTGTTGTCCGTGGTGATCGAAGCGCCAAGCGAAGCCTGCGTAGTCACCGTGTTCACAATGACGCCGGCCGCCAGAACGTCAAAATCATCCAAAATGATCGGCGCGCCGAACGCCATAATGATCTCGCCCGTCCCTGTGATGTCCACCGCCGGGCTGGACGCGACAGCCGCGCCGTAAGGCAGCAACGTGATCGGGTCCACACGCCACAGGCCGCCTTTGATCTGTGCGCCCGCGCTGCCGCCTGCGAAGCTGATGACGGACAGCCCGCGGACAGGCACCACGAAGTTGTTGGCGATGAGGGGTAGCATCATAAGGGTGTCCACCGCGTAGGCGTTCGACGCGGTGGTGGTTCCCACGCCCGGTATGACCGGCCACGAGCGGCCCGCGGCGCGCCCTGGGTGTGACAAGCCACCTGCCGAGAAGTTCGTTGGGTTTGCGCTGCGAACAGACATTTTTCGTCTCCGTGCGTTTCGGTTAATAGCCAATAAAGCCTTGGATTGACCAACGGATGTTGGCAGCAGCGGTGACAGCGCGCAGCCCGATGCCAGACGCGGTGCCGGAGCCGGTGCGCAGCGGTGTCGGAAACTCCACGTTGTAGGGCACCGTCATGCTCGCCGGCAGGAAGCCGCGCCAGAGCACGACAGGCGTGCCGGTGGTGTCCTGCAACACCACCTCGGTCGCGGTCGCGCTGCTGTTGTGCAACTGGATCGCGGTGACGTAGCGGCGGAAGGTGGCCGCGGCAGCGATCAACGCCACCACGGTGTTGACGGTGATGGCCGCGCCATCCGACGCCATGGTGGCCTGCCAGTCGAGTTCGTTGGACGAAAACGGCTTGACGATAAGCTTGCCCTGCCCGTCCACGGCGAGAGGCAAAGCGTCCAGGTTGATTTCCGCCGTGGCGTTCGCAATGGTCACGCGGCCGGCGGCGAGCACAGGGTGCCCCACGGCGGGCGATCCGGTGGCACCGGCACCTTGCACCTGCGCTGCGCCTGCGCCGATCATGGCCAGCGCGACGGCGTTGAACTTGGGGTTTTCGCCGGGCGCGAACCACAGCGCCGCGGTGCCGAAGGTGCCCGCGGTGGCGCGCACACGGAAGTAGTTGAAGCACGTCACGTCGAACTGCCAGCCATAGGCGGGCGTCGCCGACAAGGCGACAATGGTGCTTTCCAGCGCGAGCGCGTTGCTGCGCAGGCCGGGGATCACGAACCAGTTGCCGTTCGTGCCATCGGTGCTGTCGATGGACGCCTCGAAGCTGAAATTGCCGGAGGTGACGCCCGTGAGCGCCATGAACAGCCCGACACTGCCGAGGCCGTTGACCGGGATCGCGGCGATGCCCGTGTTGGTTGTGATGCTGCGCGTGATGGGCGCTTCGGTTTCGATAGTCATGTGCGTCTCTCCTGTGCGGGCCGCGACGCATGGAGAGCGCCCCGGCGTGGAACCAAGGCTGGCGCCCTGTCCACGTGGACAGGGCGCTTAGACAGCCCGCTACTTCCCGCGCTTGGCCTGCGGGGTGGGCGGTGCCGGCGGGGGCGGCGGGGGCGGCGGGGGCGGCGGGGGCGGCAGCACGCCGCCGGGATCGGCGGGCGGAGGCGGCGCGGGCGGCGTCGCGGCGAGCGCCGCTTCACGCGCCGACACCGAGGCTTCCTGCGTGAGCAGCGCCGCCTCGCGCGCCGCCATGGCGGCTTCGCGCGCGGCCAGTTCGGCTTCGCGCGTGTCGTTGACGGGAGCCGGCGCCGGGCCGCTCATCACCTTGCCCATCGCACGCGCGATGCGCTCGGCGAGGATGTCATCGTCGGTGGCCGCGTTCGACAGCGGGATGCTGGCGAACGGGTCAAGCGACATGCCGGCGGCGCCGGCCGCGGTGTAGTTCCGCTGCGCCTGCTCATCCAGCGGTTCGAGGTGCGGCCCCGGCTTGCCGGCCCACACCACCTCGGCGCCGGCTTGCAGCAGTTCGTGCTCGAAGCCGGGCATCCGCGGCATGTAGCTTTCGCTGCGAAGGCGGTAGCGGGCGGCGGGGTATTCCTGTTCCTCGGCCATTGTCTTGATCTCCTGTCTCGGTTGAAGGGAAAGGTGCGTGGGTTCCGGTCCACGCTCCCGTCATCGTGGCGTCGTCAGACGTTCGCCACGTTGAGCGCGCTCGGGTAGTAGTTCACCTGGTCGCGGTTGAACAGCAGCGTGGCGATCACCGCGCCGAGCGTGAAGATGCCCACCACGGTATAGACCAGCTTGTAGAACCGCGGCAGCGCCAGGCCGCCATACGGCATCCCCGGCAGTTCGATGGGCAGGATGAGGCCCGGCGCCGCGTTCAACTGCGCCAGCGTGATGACGGGCGAGGATGCGTAGGTCACGTAGGTGCCTTCCGCGCCGCTCCCGTTGTCGGGCGCCCCCTGGAACGACACCTGCACGCTGGTGCCGCCCGCGAAGGCCCGGTTCGAGAGCACCAGCAGGTCGATCTTGGTGCCCACGCTCATGTCGCGCGCGCCGCCGATCTGCCCGTTGATGCCCACGTCGATGATGTTCGTGCTGTCGCGCGTCGTGGTGATCGCGGCGAAAGCCGGCCCGTCCAGGGCGAGGCTGCTGTCGAGGATCATGTCGAGTTCTCCGTGCGCCCGTGGCGCGTGATGGGTTGAAGCGAGTTCGCCGAAGCGCGCGTCAGGTGATGCGCGCTTCGGTCGTCAGCAGCCGGTCCACCACGCGGATCGGCACGCCACGGAAGGTGGTGACGGGCTTGCCATCCCATTCGGTCATGGACAGCAGCACGTTCGTCTTGTTGAGCGCCTGGCGATCCAGCGCCGCCGCCACCTGGCGGTTGCAGTAGATCGCGAAGCGGTTGGCGCCCACCACGCCCGAGGGCTTGGTCGGATCGGTGGTGATGCGCGTGCCGGCCGGCGCGGTCGGGAAGCGGTGGAACGCCGAGATGAGGCCGTTGATGAGGTTCGCCGCCGAGCCGCCGCCGAGCAGCGTCACGTCGATGTTGCACATCCGCACGACATAGCGCCAGTCGCGGATCGCCAGGCCGCACTCCCACTTGAAGTGCGAGCGATAGACGCGGAACAGCGAGCCGTCCGTGTTCACCTTCACATCTTCGCCGAGATCGGTGTGGTTGAGGCCCGCCAGCTTCCCCTTCGGGAAGATGCCGTGCACGGTGTTCGGCCCCCACCCGACGATCCACATGGAGCAGTTCGTGGAGCCGGTGCCGCCCATGTCGATGACGTTGTTCGCGGTGGCCGCGTTCGACGCATTGACGGTGTTGTAGCGCGGCGCGAAGCCCATGATCTGCGCGGGGGTGTTGAGCGAGTTGGAATAGACGAACGCGCTCTGCACCTGCTGCGTGATGCCTTCGTAGAAGCCGGCATCCTCGCCCATGCGGAACTCGGCCGTGTTCCCGTTGAGATCGGCCAAATCCTTGTCCACCTCGGAGAAGCCTTCGAGGTTGCCGCAGGCTTCGGTGATCTGCGCCGTGGTGCTCTTGGAGGGCTGGACGCCCTGGTAAAGCTGGCGCCACGTGCCCTGCGGCAAGCCGGTGCGGATGGTCGTCTTGTGGCCGGAGGTCTGGTTGCCCTCCACCCACAGCATGTCGTCCATCATCTGGTTCGTCTGCGAGAGCAGGTCCACGATGGTCGCCATCTTCCCGTCATCGTCGGTGCGCTTCGCCCAATCCGCCAGCGTCAGGGCGGTGTTGCCAATGATCGGCATGTGTCTTCTCCTGTCTAGCCGCCCTTAGCGGCGTTGTGTGTGGGATACAGAACCGCAGCAGGCGACTTCACCTCGGCGGGTGACTTGCCCTGCACCGGCCGCTGCTCCGTCAGGCGCGAGGCCAGACGGTGCATGAGCCGAACGACAGCGGGGTGGTTGCCCGCACCCGTCATCGTCAGGGCTTCCCTGACAGCGCGCGCTTCGTCTGGCGTGGATACCAGATTGATCGCGTCCGTCACGGTCTGGATGGTGGCCGGCAGGTTCGCGCCGCCGATCACCGGGTCTGCCTTCACCTCGGCCTGCCACTGTTCGTTGAGCGATGTCCACGCCTTCAAAGGCGCGGCCATCTGCTCCGCGAGTTTCGGCCCGAGTGACGCCACGACAGCCTGGACGCTCTCATTGTCCATGCCGCCCTTGGCAGCGCCTTCGAGGAAGGCCGCCAGCAGCGGATCGTCCGCGGCGATGCCCTCGGGCAATTCCAGGGTGTAGTCTTCCGGCTTCATCGGCTCGGGGGCCGGCTCTTTCTCCCCCTCGCCGGCCCCCTCTTTCTTCGCCGGATCGGCTGGCGGCTCGCCTTCCGTCTTCGGCGGATCGGCCGACAGCAGCGTGTCTTTTAACGCAGCCTGCGGCGCCGCCGGCTCGGCGTCGGCCGCGCCTGTCGGCGTGGCGTCAGCAGGCGGCGTGGCCGCTGGTGCAGGCGCGTCGGTGGCCGGCGCGGCGCCCCCGCCGCCTCCGTCTTCTGCCGCCCATGTGATCCGGTTCCGAATGAACATGCCTGGTTCCTACCTGTTGGGGAGGGTTTCGCCGAGAAGCACAATATATTGCGGGCGTGCCTCTTGCAATGCGTAGTCGTGCAACACCTGTGCCAAGGCCCGCGCCCCCTCTCGGAAGTGCAACGCCTGCGCGTCGAACGCTTGATTGGCGACAGGCCGATACAGGCCGCCGAGATCGTGGATAATCCACGCAAACAGCCGTCGCCCGTTTGGCGTGGACAGCAGGTGGCGCAGCGTCTCGGCTCGCTCGCGGTGCAGCGTTTTCAGCCGGCGCTTCGTGTCACGCTGCTGCCGTGGGTTGGAGAGATCGGGCACGCCCTCGGGGCGGCCCTCTTCCTCATCAACCTCGATTTCGTCTTCGTCAGCCACGGGTGCGCGCTCCGTAGCCGAAGATGCCGGCAGCGCCGTTCGGGTCCATGCCCGGCGGCGTTGGCGGAACGACAGCCTCGGCCAGCGCGCCGATCATGTCGTTCGTGCGCGCGTGGTCCTGCGCGTCTTCCTTGGTGCGGAACTCCATCGCTGCGGCCTTGTTATTCGTCCAGCCGTGCATGGCAAGATAGCCACCACCTGGCCGCGTCAGCACGAACGGCATGTCACATCCCCCCATTCAACATCGCAGCGAGCGCGCTCTGGCCGCCGCCGACATCGGTTTCCGACAGCACCTTCGCGCCATCCACGGCCGCGCCCGCAACCGCCATCTGGTTCTGCTGGTTCGCTGCATCGCTGCGCGCCTTGCGTCGCCCGTCACGCTGTTGCTTCGTCGCCAAGATGCGAGGCGAGACGCGCAGCAGCTTGGCGTATTCGTCAATCGTCGCGTCGGCGTCCAGGTTGTCCAGCACCTCGGGCACGGCCGCGCCGACATTGCCGGCGAAGCCCCACACGCGCTCAATCGCCGTGGTGGCGGTGGCGCGTTGCAGATCGGCGAGCAGCGAGATGTATTCGATCTTCAACGCCACGCCCTGCATCACATCGGGCATCGGCGGCAGCAGGCCGCCGCGCGCCATGATGCCGAAGATACGCGCGATGTCGGAGGCCAGCCCTTCGCGCTGCAAGCGGTCCATCGCCGGGCCGAGCATCACCAGCTTCTCTTCGCGCCGCGCGTCGATCTCGGTGGCGGTGCGCACCGTGTCCAACTGCGAGATCATGAGGAAGAGATCGTTGAAGAACACATCCTTGATGCGTGCTTCAACCTTGGCGATGTCTTCCTTCAACTCGGCCAGCGGCAGGTTCGTGGTGAAGGCCGGCTTGAAGCCGACACCACCGTTCAACTGCGGCACGTAGGTGATGGCGCCAGGCAGCAGCGACGCGGGTTCGTTCTTCATCGACGCATCGGCGACCATCGGCGGGTTCACCTGTTTGTCGATGCCCTGCGCCTTCCGCTTCTCCTGCTGTTGAAGCTGTTTGATGTCGCCGAGCGCATCCATGCCAGGCGAGCGGCCGTAGGCGTCGTTGCCCACGACATCCCACCGCGGGCAGGAGAACGGCTTGTCGATGAAGCCAGACATGCGCAGGAAGCCGGTGGGCTGGCTGGTGCCGTATTCCCAATAGCACTCGCGGTAGCGGAAGTGCCGCGGCAGGCCATACTTGCCGGGGCTGCGTGGCGCGCCGTCGAAGTCGGGATTGGGTTCGATGGCGTGGCAGATGATGATTTCCTGGTCCACGTTGCTGCTCGCCGATCCACGCGAGCGTTCGTAGAGCGAGCGCACGGTGGGGCTAAGGTTCTCCGTGCCGAACTCATCCACGATCTGCTGCACCGTCATGGTGAACTTGCGGAAGAGTGTCGTCACGTCGAAGTTCGGCCCCGCGGCGCAGTAGTATTCCCCGGCCGCTGGATTGAAGCACCGGATCACCGTGTCGTTGTCGCCGTAGATGATGAGCGGCGCCGTGCCGAACACCACCAGGTCCAGGTATTGCACCGCCTTGGCGCCGTAGTAGTTCGAGGCGGCCATGACGCGCTGCATCCGCTCGGTCACGTCTTCAAGCCACACCTGCACGTCAGCGTCGTGCGCCAGTTCGGCGTGCGCGTCGGAGATGGACATGCGGAACCATGGACGGCTCGGGCTGGTGGTGCCCGACATGATGCCGGCGGCAGCGTTGCGCGCGGCCGTGGTGCCGACGCTGTTGATGATCTTGTTGTTGATCGGCGATCCCTTGTTCCACTGGTTCGCCGTGACAAGCCAGCGGTAGCGGCGTGGCAGGATGTGCTCGGCGAGATCGCGCCAGTGCGTCCACCACGAATAGCGCACCTGTTCGAGTTCCGTCAGGCGGCTCTCCAACTGCCGGCGCAGAGCGGTGGCTTCCTCGCTCGGCATCTTGGGCGTGGGGCGCCCTCCGTCTTCGCGTGCCGGCCCGTCAGATTGCAGCTTCATCGGTGGTTCCTCACAGGCCGAGCAGGCTCTTGCCGCGGCTTTCGGTTGGCAGGCCAGGCACGCCGCGAGGCCCCGTCAGCACGGTGTCGTTCATGCCCATGCCTGCCGCCAGCGCCGCCGGTCCCTTCTGCGCCGTGCTGCCAGGCTGCGCGCTCGGGCTGGCCTGTGGCGTCGGCGGCGGTGCCGGATCGGGCGTTGTCGGCGTCGCCGCCGGAGTGGGCGGGATGATGATGACAGGCGCTTTCGGCTTGGAACCCATAGTAACACCCTACCCCTTGTGCGTGCTGGCCGCCTGCATACACTAGGGCTGGATGTCAAGTCAAAAAGAAACCCCGCCGGGCGCGAGCCTGGCAGGGTTCAAGGTAGGGAGGAAACGTCCAAGAAAGCCAGGATCAGCCGGCCAAGGCGATCCTACGCGAAGGGATCGTAGTCTGTCGAGGCCATTTTCGGGCCGCCGTTGTGCCCCATCATGTTCGGCCCGCCGCCGTGCGCGCCGTCAGGTAGCTTCTGCACAGGATAGGCATACGTCAGCACCAGCGCGTCGGCTTCGTCAGGTGACGGTATCTGGTGCTGGCGCAGCATCACCTCTTTGCTGACAAGCTGGATTTCGTTGTCGTTCCTGTAGCCGTAGAGCGCCGCCGTGAGTTCCTTCTGCAATTCGTCACGATCTGGAATGGCGATCTTCGGCAGCATCTCTTTCAGCGTGCCCCACATCTCGCTGCGCTTGTTGGCGTAGCGCGCAGGGTTGGCATCCAGTTCAACCCGGTCGCTCTTGCCGCCGAACTGCACGCCGCGCACCGGCACGTTCCACGAACGCAGGAGATCGACAACACCGCCGCCCACGCCGCCTTCGTCCACGAAGATCGCGTCGGCCTTGTAGAGTTCCCACATTGTCTTCACCGCCTGCGCCAACTCCACGACGCTCGCGCCCGAGAGATACTTCCACGGGATGGTGCGCGCGTCGCGGCCCTTGCGCGCGGCGATCACCGACTTCGCTGTGCCGAAGCGCGCCACGTCCACGCCAAGGATGAGCGGATCGGAGAGGTGGGCGATGGCTTCGTTCTTCCGCGCAGCCTCCACCGCCTCGGCAGAGATGAACTGCGTGTCGGCCACGCGGGGGAACAGGCCGCGGATCGTCCAGCGCACGTAGTCGCTGTCTTCGCCGTGCAGGTCTATCAGTTCCTTCAATTCGATCTTGTCGGTGATGGACACTGTGCGGCTGTCGATGGCGCGCGTGGTCCACCTGCTGCGCGGGTTGAACGCCTCGCGGAACTTGCCGATGCCGCGCGTCGGGTTCCCGTAGGCCAGCCACGCCACCTCGGTGTCGGCGTCGGAGAAGGCGCCGTCTGTCGCATCCCAAATCGGGTCTTTGATCTGCGACGCCTCATCGAACAGAACGCCGATGCGCTTGCCCTGGTTGTGCAGCCCTTGGAACGCCTCGGGGTTGTTCTCGTTCCACGGAATGGCGTCCAGACGCCACGCCTTCTGTGCCGCCGGGTCCGGGTCTTTGACGTAGATGGACGTGGCGGTGAAGGTGAACCAGTGGGAGCAAATCAGCATCCGAAACCACTTCGCCACCTCGGGCATCGTCTTCGTGCGAAGCTGCGGCTCGGTGCCCGCCGTGAGCACGATCTTCGTGTCAGGGAAAGTGCACAGCAGGTAAAGCGCCACCCACGAAACCAGCGCAGATTTCCCGATGCCCTTGCCTGACGCCACGGCGCGACGCAGCTTGCGGTTGCCTGACGACAGGGCGAGGCCGATCTGGATGAGTTCTTCGGCCTGCCACGCCTGCGGCCCGGCCTTGTCTGCGAGCGGGCCGCCTGGCACACCCCACGGGAAGGCGAACAGCACGAAGCCGAGTGGATCGTGTCGCATGTTGCCGATCTGCGCGCGCAGTTCGAGTTCGTGTTCCGCTTGCTTCGACATCGTGCTGTTCCCTGTGTCTCACATCAAGCCGCTGCGGTGCTCACGGCAGTCGGCCAGTTCTTCACCCACCTGTCACGGTGCGGCTTGCCGGGCCGCCAGTTGCGCAGGTAGTAGGCCCACGCCGCGTCTTCGCTGCCGAGGCTCGCGGCCGGAAGCTGCTGCCTGTCCAGCCGCAGCGTGAGGCGCGCCACCGTGCACGCCAGCATGTCGTTCCAGGCGATGCCGTGGTAGATGGTGTCGGTGGTGCATCCGATCACCAGTTCCTTGCACACCCTCTCCATGTCGCGCGTTCGGCGCTGCATGACATCCAGCACGCCGATCCTCTCGAACTGCCAGAACCCGCGCGCCGGGCCTTCGTCGCCGCGGCCTTGGATGCGGTCGGTGATGCCGCTCTCCTGCAACGCAATGGCGAGCAGCAGCGTCTCGGCTTCGACGCTTCGAGGTATCTGCACCTCTTCGGCAAGCCACGTCAGGGTGGGGCGGATCACCGCGTTGAGCAGCAGTCTTGGTTCCATGATGTTCACTCCAATCCAAGCATCTGTCGGAGGGACAGTTCATCGTCCGTCAGCGGCGCAGCGTCCCGTTCCTGCTCCGTGTCGTCAGTCACGTCTTCGGCGTCGCCCTGGATCACAAGGGGTTGCCGTCCTGTCCGCTTGAACGCAGCGTCAAGGCTCTGCGCAAGCGGCGTCTGCACCGTCACCTCCAACTTGTCGTTGAACAGGCCGAGGTGGCGGCCAAGCTGCGTGAGCGCGCCGATCTTCGACGCCAGCTTCACTTCCTGGATTTCCGCCTGTTGCATCTTGCCATCCTCTCCCACCTCCACGATGCGCCGCGTCTTGATGCCTTCGATCATCGCGGCGTCGTCTTCGGTGTATTCGGTGGGGGCGCGCAGGCTGCCGTCTTCACGGAACAGCACGCGAGGATCGCCAAGCGCGATGCGGGCGATCTCCATGAGCACGCGATCTGCCGTGATCCCGACGCGCTTGCTGCGCTCGGCGAGTGCTCGGGCGATGGCGATGGACGTGAGCGAGCCGGGCTTCAACTTCCTCGGCCCCACCTTGTCCGCATTGGTCGGATTGCCGCCAGCACGTATCCACGCCTGCGTCGCGTTCAAGTCGATGAGGTATTCGGTGACGAACAGCTTGTCCTGCTCCGTCATCACCTCGGGCTTCTGCCGCCGCAGCATTGCGTCAAGGTTGCCCTGGACGAACGGAGAGCGCGCGATCTCGCGGCCCTTGTCGCTGTTCTCAATATCGCTCATCGCGCGCTCTCCATGTCAGCGTAGCAGAAGGGGCCAGTGTGCCACGGGGGCGACGTAGGTGGCGAGGTAAAGCCCCGTCCACCCCACCACCGCAAGCACCCAACCCAGGACCAGCAACCCGCGGCGACGCGGTGCCGGCGGTGGCTGCGGGCCGCACCCCCACAGCGCGCAGGCAGCAGGTGTGCGGCACCCACACTCTGCCTGCTCTTGCGGCCCGGCGCCCCTCATTGCGTGCGGCCGAGTTCGACGTTGTTGTAGAACACCAGCGCAGCCTCGCCGCTGCCGTCGATGGCGTCGGCGAGCATCTTGTCGATGTGCCCCACCTCGGTGTCGTGGTTGCCGGGCACCGACGACAGGAAGCCGGCCACCACCTGGCGCGCCGTCTCGCTCACCTTGTCGGCAGAGATCGCGTCCAGCAGCATCCGCTTGGCGGTGTCGGCACCAGGCCCGGTGATGAACGGCATCGCACGCCGGATCGCCGAGACGACATTGATGACGGCGAGGTGCAGATCGCCTTCCTGTGGCTGCGGCTTGGCATCATTGGCCGCTTCCACGACACCGGCCGCCTTCATCCTCGCCTGCACCGCCTTGACCACGGTGGGCAGCGGCAGGTTGACAGGCGCAATGATGAAGTCGCGCTCCCGATCCTTGGCGTGCACGAAGATCGCGCAGCCGGTGAACTCCGGCCCGAGCGCCGTCTGCGCCTGCGTGATGCTCCGCTGCACGAAAGCCTCGAACTGCTGCAACGCCTGCATCTGCTGCTGCACCTGCAAATTGTTCGGGCCGTGTCCGTTCATGTCCATCTGTGTGTTCTCCTGTTCCGGTTTGCCCTCGGTGGGCACGAAGTTCATAACGTAGGACGTAAGCTTACGCAACATTTCAGATTGGACAGGGCGTAACACATTGGAAAAATTGGGCAATTTGTGCGAGAGGGTAGGGCTAGAGCGGGGCCGGGGGTGTCGGCGGCCCCACCCCCCACCCGAAAGCCCGAGCC